TGGGCCGGATGGTCAGCACCTTGGCGGTGATTTGCCAGGCAGTGCCCAGGCCAAAGGCCACGGCGGTCGGTTCGCGGCCGGAGAGGTCTATCGTGCCGGGCGAACTGGCGAAGACCAGGGTGGCGGCGGTGGCACCCTGCGTCACCACAATCGAGGCGCTGCACGAGCCATCGCGGGCGCGGGTGCGGGCGTAGTGAGTGCCGGCGCCCCAGGTTAGATCGCGGTCGCAGGTCAAGGTCAGCGTGGCTGCGTTGTACTGGTAGGCGATGGCGTGCTGGCCCCAGTCGGGCAGGTCATGGCTCACGAGGATTGGATCGAGCGGCGAGAGGATCATGCCCTCAAGCTCGACATCGAACGAGACGATGCGGCGGCGGTAGCGGTTGGTCTGTGCCAAATAGCGCGCCTCGCGGGTGGCCTGCGCCGATCCGGTCACGCCAAACAGATCGACCTCGGCGAATTTATCCGGGTCGGCCGTGGCCTCGGTATAGATCACCTCGGCCTGTTTCCAGGTGGTTTCTGAAAAATAGCGAACGCGAATCTCTTCCGCGGTTTGCTCGCTGGGCATGAGGTATTGGATCGAGAACGATCCGGCCAGCATATTGGCTGGGGTGAACATGGCAACCGGTGTGGTCTCGGCGCGGTCGCGGGCAAAGCGGATCCGGCCGCCCTGCATATAGGGCCGCGCCCGTCCGGCACGGGCGATCTTGCCTAGCGCCTCCCAGACGGTGATGCGGCCATCGAATACGGCATCGAAGGTGTCGCCACGCCCCGCCCATTCAGCGGCCAGCGTCACCAGGCCCGCCAGGTCGATACGGCTGTCGGCCAGTTGCGCGCCGTAGGTAGCGCGCAGGCAGTCGGCCAAGGCCCAGGCGGGGGATCGGGTGGCGGTAGTCGCACTCCAGGCCGAGCCGGTCCAGATCGGCAGTTTGCGCGTGGCAATGACGGCGATTCTGCGGGCCGATTGGCTAGTTAGTTGGTCGGTGGCGCGCATCTCTAGATGGATGCGAGTGGTATTGCCAAAGGCGGTATCGAACCCGGAAGGCGGCTCCAGGAATGATTTAATGGAGGCAAGTTGCACTTCATGCCCAGCGCGGGCGGAGGTGTCTTTTGTGTCCAGGCGGGTGAATCGCAGCTCATAACGACCGGCAGCGAGCGTTATAGAATAGGTGCGGCGCTGCGCTGTGGTGGTAGTGGCGGTGATGTAATAGCCAGTGAGCGTTCCGGTCAGCGCGTATTGGGCATAGCCGCGCTTATAGGTTCCTCCGCAAGGATCGCCAAAGGTGCCGTTATTGATGCCCAGGCTGCCAGAGTTTTTACCGAGAAAGGCCTCGTCAAATTTGTTGCGATACTCGATGCAATTGCCATATTCATCGCTCGAGTAGCAATAAGTGCCGTCCGTATGGCAACTGCCTACGGTAAACCCAGCGCACGACCCGTTTGGTGTGCCATAACTGACAAAGGTGCGCGACGACATGGTCATACCCGGCGGCGCAATCAGCGTGAGTGTGCCGCCTTCGTTGGCCGTGCCGCAGATATAGGTTGGCGGTGTAGTCTGCGCATTCACCCAGGTGGAGCCACCGACCAGGCGGTGTTCCACTCGCCATAGGACGGTTTTTGAGGTCTGGCTGCCATCGTTCTCGCTGTAATACAGCCCTTTTGGGCAAATAATGTCGAAGTCGATGCGTGTCGCCGTCCGCCCTTCCGGGACGGCGGTGATGATGATGGGTTGATTGGTCTCTAGTGTGTTGCCGCCCACCTCGGGGTTGGTGTAGCAGCTTGCGGAATAGGGCGATGGCACACCCGGCGTTTGCACCGAATAAGCAACCTCGGAAAAATTAGCGATGGCTGTGTCGTCGATCCAAAGGCCTTCGATGGCGTACTCGCCCTGGCCGAGCATAAAATCTTGGATGAGGTACTGGTCACCATTCGCATCGAGGTCGGTGCGATATTCGGCATACGGCGCGGTCAAAAGATCGGGAAAAACCTTCATCCGCCCGTATTGGACCGGGATGGGCTGGTTGACGCGGGCCTGGTTGGAACTGGAGGTCAGGCTATAGGTCGGGCTGGCGGCGGCGGCATCGCCCATGGCCTGGTTGGACGGCGCGGAGGGCGTGCCAATGGCGGCGGACACCAAATAACTGACGGCGACATAGGCCGCCATGTAGGACGCGGCATACAGGGCGGTGACGGCGGCGGCGGAGGTCCAGCCGACAGCGGCGGCCATCACCAGCTCGGTGGCGATATAGGTTGCCGCTGCATCGGCCACGAAGGCGGCGATGATGACTGCTGCCGGGCCTTGCGGCAGCGCCAGAAACACCACGGGCGTGTCGCCCGCCAGCACCGTCGAGGCCCACGCGCCGCGCAGCACCGGCGCATCGCCGACGATGGCGATGTGAGGCAGGTTCCAGCCGGGGGCTAACTCGGCCAGGGTTTGACCCGGCGTATAGGGGCGCAGCTCGCGGTTGCGGGCGATGGGGTCGGATAGATATAGGGCGTGCGCGGTCATGTGGTGCGCCTCCAGGCTGTCACCTCGCGCCAGCCGCGCGACAACAGGCGCTCAACCGGCTCGATGGCGCTACCCACGCCGCGCACGCAGTGCAGCACACGGCCATGGGTCAAGGCCAGGCCCACATGGTCCGGCCAGCCAGGGCGATGCGCGAACAGCAGCCCGTCACCCTCCCCGGCCATGCCCAGCGGGATCTCGCGCCAGTCGTGGCGCATCGGGTGGTTTTTGTAGGCATCGAGCAAGGCGCGCAGCTCGGACGGCAAAATACCCACGGCCGGGATCTCGATGCGGAAACGCTCGGCCATAACCAGGCGAAAGAACCCCCAGCAGTCGGCGCCGAGCCGATTTTGACCGCCAGCCAGATAGGGGATGCCGAGGTAGTGGACCGGCCAGGCGGTGGTGGTGGTGTCTGTTGTCATGCGACCAGCCCCGGAAATTTGCTCGGCGTGTAGTCCAGATTCGGGAACGCCTTATTGGTAATGTCGGCAGCGGTTGCACGCAGGCTGATGCGGTCCAGCGTGGCGGTGGCCTCTAGCACGGTCAGGGTGAGCGGCCCATAGGCGGGGGCCAGGGTGTCGGTCGATAGCCAGGCGCGGTAGGTGAGGGTAATCACCCCGGCGGCGGTGACGGCCTGATCGAGCAGCGCCGACACATCACGCGGCACGGTGTCCAGCTCGACGCGGATCTCCGAGGCGGCAGATTCGGACACCTCGGGCAGCGAAAACGCAAACGGCACCGGCAGATAGGTGCGGGTGGCGAGCGCCTCGTCACGCAGGCTGTGCTGTTGCGTGTCTTGCACCACATCCAGCGACCCGGCCCAGGCCGAGTGCGTCAGGGTGAGGCCATGCAGCAACACCACGCCATCGGGCGCGCTGGCATAGGCCTCGCGCACGGCGGTGGTCATTAAGGAATCAGGCATGAGTTACCTCGCTCATACCGCCCCCGCTGCGCGGTTGAGGCCATACTGCCCGCCCAGGACAGACGACAGCGCACCCCGTCCACGCGAGACATTGCGCGCAATCGCGGCCTCGATCTGGTCGATCTGGATTTGCAAGGTCGTGCCCTGCGGCCCTTGATGCTGGCTGACGGTGGCCTGCACCTGTTGGGCGGCGTTGTTGTTGACCTGGATATTGATGGTCGGTGCGGCGGCGCTGGCCTCGACCCCCAGCCGACCGTTGACGCGGGTCAGGGGTAGGATCGCCTCCGGCCCCGCCTCGCCCATCAGCCCGACACCTCGGGCGAAGGGGAATACTGTCGGGCGGCTGACGACCGAGCCGGAATACGCGCCGATGCCGGGGCCGGAATAAACCCCGCCATTGGCGTTGAAGGACATACTGGAAAAACTAAACCCGCTGAACGCCGCCGCCAACGGCTTGGTGATGTTTTGCTGGATCTGGATGCGGATCATGTCCGCGACGATGGAATTGGCCAGGGATTTGAAGTCGAGCTTGCCCTTCATTACGAAGGACACGAGCGCATCCTCCATGCCCTGAAAGGCCTTGACGGTGACATCCTTCATGGCATCAGCAGTAGAGCGGATGGATTCCATGTATTCGCTCAGGCCGCCCCCAATGCCGGACCCTTGACGGGCGGCATCGGCGCGGGATTTGAACTTGCCGCCTGCGCTGCGCGGTTGATCGGTCGGCTCGACCAGGACG